CTTTTTACGCGTTTATTCATCATCACGCCAATACCACTTGATTTAACTGACGATGAAACAAATGTATTATCATATTCGTAATCGTAATATACATGATTACAAACAACCTGACCAGCATCATTATTTTCAATAATGACTAAAGCGTTATTATACAAAGAAGCCACTTTTACAATTACATCTGGAAATAACATTGGTGAAATTAAATTATTTCGATATGTACATACTTGTTGAAATCCATCATCGCTCATTTTAATGACGTTAAATGTAGAATAGTCTTGACCACGCCCTTTTGAAACATCAACAGTCATAATATAACGACAATTCTCAATTGGATTTTCATAGAAAAAGACTTCGTTTCTTACAGCTAAAGGTGTTTGAGCTTTTAAGTTTAATAATGTATTTGACGATATAAGTGTATTTGATGTACCATGAAATGAATTACCAAACTCTTGTTCAAATTGTAATTCTGATGTATTTGATACGGTTTGATCTTTCCATGCTTGATCTCGGCCAGGAACATCCCACCAATCAACGCGAAATGCCTTAAACTCATTTGTATTTTGTACAGCTCCTTCGTATAATCTATGAAATACATTGCCAACACCATTCGCGGTCGATGTAATAATTACTTTAGTATCTTTACCTGCGGAAACTACAGGATATGTCGATGTATAAAACTCAGCTGCATTTTCAACAAAAGCAAACTCATCAAGAAATAGAAGATTTACAGATAAACCACGAATAGAAGAACCTGATGTTGCCGCTGCAACTATCTTTGTATTATTCGCAAATGTGATATTACCTTTATTTAATGCTTTACAACCAGGTTGAAGAAAGAATGGAAGATTCTCAAGAGCAAGAGTAATACGCGACAACATTTCTCGCGCAACTGCACCTTTATTTGCTAGAATAGCAATTGTTTTTTCTGGATGAAAGACAGCATACCATAAAAT